ATGAAAAAACTAACCTTTGAAATTCGATCTCCAGCACATCAGCAAAACGCTATTCACGCGGTACAGCAAATTCTTCCAGACCCAACCAAACCAATCGTAGTAACCATTCAGGAACGCAACCGCAGCTTAGACCAGAATCGAAAGCTTTGGGCTTGCCTTGGTGACGTCTCTCGTCAGGTTGAATGGCATGGTCGCTGGCTGGATGCAGAAAGCTGGAAGTGTGTGTTTACCGCAGCATTAAAGCAGCAGGATGTTGTTCCTAACCTTGCCGGGAATGGCTTTGTGGTAATAGGCCAGTCAACCAGCAGGATGCGTGTAAGCGAATTTGCGGAGCTATTAGAGCTTATACAGGTATTCGGTACAGAGCGTGGCGTTAAGTGGTCGGACGAAGCGCGACTGGCTCTCGAATGGAAAGCGCGATGGGGAGACAGGGCGGCATGAGACGACAGCGACGAAGTATCACCGACATCATCTGCGAAAACTGCAAATACCTTCCAACGAAACGCTCCAGAAATAAACGCAAGCCAATCCCAAAAGAATCTGACGTAAAAACCTTCAACTACACGGCTCACCTGTGGGATATCCGGTGGCTAAGACATCGTGCGAGGAATACAAGGTGATTGACCCAAATCGAAGTTACGAACAAGAAAGCGTCGAGCGGGCTTTAACGTGCGCTAATTGCGGTCAGAAGCTGCATGTGCTGGAAGTTCACGTGTGTGAGTACTGCTGTGCAGAGCTGATGAGCGATTCGAATAGCTCGATGCACGAGGAAGAAGATGATGGCTAAACCAGCGCGAAGACGATGTAAAAACGATGAATGTCGGGAATGGTTTCACCCTGCATTCGCTAATCAGTGGTGGTGCTCTCCAGAGTGTGGAACCAAGATAGCACTCGAACGACGAAGTAAAGAACGCGAAAAAGCGGAAAAAGCAGCAGAGAAGAAACGACGACGAGAGGAGCAGAAACAGAAAGATAAACTTAAGATTAGAAAACTCGCCTTAAAGCCCCGCAGTTACTGGATTAAACAAGCCCAACAAGCCGTAAACGCCTTCATCAGAGAAAGAGACCGCGACTTACCATGTATCTCTTGCGGAACGCTCACGTCTGCTCAGTGGGATGCCGGACATTACCGGACAACTGCTGCGGCACCTCAACTCCGATTTGATGAACGCAATATTCACAAGCAATGCGTGGTGTGCAACCAGCACAAAAGCGGAAATCTCGTTCCGTATCGCGTCGAACTGATTAGCCGCATCGGGCAGGAAGCAGTAGACGAAATCGAATCAAACCATAACCGCCATCGCTGGACTGTCGAAGAGTGCAGGGCCATCAAGGCGGAGTATCAGCAGAAACTCAAAGACCTGCGAAACAGCAGAAGTGAGGCCGCATGACGTTCTCAGTAAAAACCATTCCAGATCACAAGGGAGAAGGCGCATGGGCATAAGAGAACTAAACCTCACCAAAGAACAGCACGAGTGGCTGAATGGCTGGCTTGAACTGTGGGGCGCATGGGTTTATTCAGGTCGTCTGGAAAAGCGCATGAGCAGCGTAATAGCTAAGTTCATGGAGAGCGTAGAGCCGGGAAGAGTTATGACAAGGCCAATGTGTAATGATGATGATGGAATGTTGATTTCTCAGGTCGTCGATTCCGTCATGTACATTGACAAGAAAGCCTTTGGCATCCTCCTCAGCTACTACGCCCACGGCTCTTCCAAGCACGCCATTGCATCTTACTATCATCGCGTCGCAAGACCTCGCAAGATGTTATGCCGGGGCGGCGGGCGCATTCAAAAACCATCGCTCGCAACCTGTCGACGGGAAGTTGACGAAATCCTCAATGCCTCGTTGTTTATGATTTACCCGGTTCTGGATAGTGCGTTTAAAAACCGGAAACGTGTAGAGAAAATTAAACATGTAGCATAGAACGTGTTGACATCATTGAGCAAATGAGCAACACTATTCGCATAAGCTGCCGTTAGTGACTCTTAAGTTGCAACGGTGGCTTTTTTTATTTGGGTCAGTCGTATAAAGGTCATTACGGAAGGCTGTTAACCTTCTTATCGTGGTTCGAGTCCACGCTGTCCCGCCAAATATGCTGGTTTAGCTCCAATGGTAGAGCGGTCGCCTTGTAAGCGAATGGGTAGCGGTTCAAGTCCGTTAACCAGCACCATAACTGAGCCGTAGCCACTGGATGTCCTGAATTCATCAGTGATAGTTATGCTGCGGTCTTCTTTTTCTCCCTTCCCAATATAAGAACTACGCAATCCGTTACTGGCGGAGGCGTTGCTATGAAATCAATGGACAAAATCTCAACTGGCATTGCCTACGGAACATCCGCTGGTAGTGCGGGATACTGGTTTTTGCAGTGGTTGGATCAGGTCAGTCCATCACAGTGGGCTGCGATTGGGGTGCTTGGAAGCCTTGTGTTGGGCTTTCTCACCTATCTGACAAATCTGTACTTCAAAATCAGAGAAGACAGAAGAAAGGCTGCGAGAGGTGAATAATGCCTCCATCATTACGAAAAGCCGTTGCTGCGGCTATTGGTGGCGGGGCTATTGCTATAGCATCTGTGTTAATCACTGGCCCAAGTGGTAACGATGGTCTGGAAGGCGTCAGCTACATACCATATAAAGATATCGTTGGTGTATGGACTGTATGTTACGGGCATACCGGAAAAGACATTATGCTCGGTAAAACGTATACCGAAGCAGAATGCAAAGCCCTCCTGAATAAAGACCTTGCCACTGTCGCCAGACAAATTAACCCGTACATCAAAGTCGATATACCGGAAACAACGCGCGGCGCTCTTTACTCGTTCGTTTACAACGTTGGTGCTGGAAATTTCAGAACATCGACGCTTCTTCGCAAAATAAACCAGGGCGATATCAAAGGCGCATGTGATCAGCTACGGCGCTGGACATACGCTGGCGGTAAGCAATGGAAAGGGCTGATGACTCGCCGTGAGATTGAGCGTGAAGTCTGTTTGTGGGGGCAACAATGAGTAGAGTAACCGCGATTATCTCCGCTCTGGTTATCTGCATCATCGTCTGTCTGTCATGGGCTGTTAATCATTACCGTGATAACGCCATGACCTACAAAGAGCAGCGCAATAAAGCCACATCCATCATCGCTGATATGCAGAAGCGTCAACGTGATGTAGCAGAACTCGACGCCAGATACACAAAGGAGCTTGCTGATGCTAACGCGACTATCGAAAGCCTCCGTGCTGATGTTTCTGCTGGGCGTAAGCGCCTGCAAGTCGCCGCCACCTGTGCAAAGTCAACGACCGGAGCCAGCAGCATGGGCGATGGAGAAATCCCAAGACTTACAGCAGATGCTGAACTCAATTATTACCGTCTCCGAAGTGGAATCGACAAGATAACCGCGCAGGTTAACTACCTGCAGGAGTACATCAGGACGCAATGCCTGAAATAATTTTTTTTTGCAAATCACAAAGTCCATTTAATGAGCCTCGCGATGCGGGGCTTTTTTATGTCCGCAGTAAACGCGCTTCACACGCGCGACTTATGAACACAGAACCTTTCAGGATGACCCTTGAGGATGCCGGTTTGGTGATCGGTGCCTTTCTGTGGGCCGGAATCCTGTGTGACAAGGTTCATCACTAAAAGGTAATCACTGATGAAGTACCCAACAGTTATTGTCAATGGTGTGTCCGTTCGTGTTGATGAGGATGGACGCTACAACTTAAACGATCTCCATGCAGCAGCAGTTGCAAATGGAGAGGCTACAGAGCAACAGCGCCCAAGCCAGTTTTTGCGTAGCGCGCAGATAAAACGCTTCATAAAAGCACTGGAGGCCAAAGTGCAAAAAAGCACTTTGGAACAAATTCAGCCACTTAAAATAATCAAAGGTGGTGCAGAACCAGGTGTGTGGGATGTTGAACTTCTGGCAATCAGATATGCAGCATGGATTAAGCCGGAATTTGAAATCGAAGTTTATGAAGTTTTCAAAACGGTTGTCCGTCTCGGCGTTGGCGCAATGTCCCGTCTGAATAGAATCGATCACATCATCAATACTGAAACCAAAGCGATAAGCCAGTGCGCAAGCCAAATGGCTAAGTGGGGCGTTGGTGGGCGAAAAAGATTGCTTCATGTTGCACGTGAGAGAGCGGCAAATGAAGTGCAAATGTATTTGCCCGGAATGGTGTGATTTCGCAGGTTAATCCAGTTTTTGCATTACGGCAGTACAGCGAAACAACCCAAGCCAGTAAGTGGGGAAATAACACTGGCAGCCACTGAAAGATGAACCTCCTGCCTTATGGCAAAAAAGATTCTTTGTGGTGGCGGACTGATGGAAAGACATCGGTTATTGCAGAGACCATTCAATGAGTGGTCTCGACAATGGCTTATATCCTGCTAAGAGTGATTAACTGGGTGGCAAAAGTTCACCACCAACATCAATTAGATTAAATTATTTCGATAAGCAGAATCGATTAGAGCGTTCATAAAGAGATACTCAACATCTTCGGTATAGTCGATGTCTATTGGAGCTGTTGAGTCAAGCGCCCCAAAATGCATGCAATTGTTCCAATCAAGAAAAATTTTATGAAACTCCTGTTTTTTTCCATCTCGCGATGTGTAAAAAGTAATAACCCCAATTAATGAGCCTTCGTGAAGTGAAAGCTTACTTTCTGTAAAACACTTAAAGCGTAGCTGTGGAATTGAAACCTCAAGCTCTCCATCATTTAGCTCTATGGAAATTTGCTTATTAAGGTCTCGTTTGTTATTCCATGCGGTGTTAACACGTTCTAATAAATCATTCGTATTTTGCTGTAATAACTCACCTTTCCTAGAAAGTAACTGTGACAATCCGATAAACGTTAATGAGCTCATAAATTCACCTTTGAGAAAAAATGGCACTCACAGACAAGCAAGAGATGTTCTGTCGCGAGTACCTCATCGATTTAAACGCCACGCAAGCGGCTATTCGGGCGGGGTACAGCGCAAAAACAGCCAACCGTACCGCATCCGAAAACCTGTCAAAACCTGACATCAAGTTAAGAATCGCCGAACTGAAAGCGCAACGCAATGATCTTGTTGGTATTAATGCAGAATATGTACTTAATCGCCTTATTGAAATCGACCAGATGGATGTGCTTGACATTCTCCTGCAAAACGGTGAGCTAAAACCCATTAAAGACTGGCCTAAGGTATGGCGCACAACGTTATCAGGAATGGATGTCGTGGAGATGGCATCCGCAGATAGCGCCGCACTCCTGAAGAAAATCAAATGGCCTGATAAGGTTAAAAACCTCGAACTTCTTGGTAAGCATGTTTCTGTTCAGGCGTTTAAAGACAACGTCAAAAATGAAGTGACTGGCGCTGATGGAGGACCAGTCAGAACAGAAATTACCAACTTAACGCCGGAGCAGGCTGCAGAGGCGTATAGAAAAATGATGGGCTAAGTATGCCGTTACCATTCCCCTTCGATTTTAAACATCCTGATTACCAGATGGTTTTTGAATGGCGGATGGAACGCTTACAGCGCATTCGCCAGAATCCTGAAATATTGCCTGCACTAAAACAGTTTTACCGAACCAATCCGGCTCAGTTCATCATCGACTGGGGCATGACAACGGACCCGCGTAATATTGATTATGGCCTGCCGGTGACCATTCCGTTTTTACTCTTCCCTAAGCAGGAGGAGTGGATCCACTGGATTATGGAACGCTGGGGCAATCGGGAGAATGGTATTACCGAAAAATCCCGTGAAATGGGGCTCAGTTGGACCGCGATCGGACTGGCCTGCTCGCTTTGTCTCTTCAAGAAAGAAATGGTTATCGGTTTCGGCTCCCGTAAAGAGGAATACGTCGACAGCACCGGTGACCCGAAAGCATTGTTCTGGAAGGCGCGCAAGTTCGTGGAAACACTACCTGTAGAGTTTCGCGGTTCGTGGAGCGAGAAGAAGCACGCGCCATATATGCGTGTTGAGTTTCCTGAAACTGGTGCCGTTATCAAAGGCGAGGCTGGCGATAATATTGGTCGTGGTGACCGTACCACGCTTTATCTGGTTGATGAGGCTGCATTCCTTCAGCGTCCTCTGCTGATTGATGCGGCGTTGTCACAAACGACGCGTTGCCGTATTGACCTGAGTTCAGTTAATGGCATGGCGAACCCGTTCGCTCAGAAGCGTCATGGCGGGAAGATACCGGTATTCACATTCCACTGGCGGGATGATCCTCGCAAGGATGAAGAGTGGTATCGCAGGGAATGCGAGAAAATCGATAATCCGGTGGTGGTGGCACAGGAACTTGATCTGAACTACAGCGCATCAGCGGAAGGCGTCCTGATTCCATCCGAATGGGTACAGGCTGCCGTTGATGCGCATATCAAACTGGGGATCCAGCCAACAGGCAAACGACTTGGCGCGATGGATGTCGCCGACGAAGGCAGGGACAAAAATGCCTTTTCCACCCGTCATGGCTTCCTCCTGGAGAATGTGCGGGAATGGTCCGGTGTGGGCAGCGACATTTATCAGTCCGTCGAGAAGGTTTTCGGCTTTTGCGAACAGGACAACCTCGAAGAGTTTCGCTTTGACGAGGACGGGCTGGGCGCTGGCGTTCGCGGCGATGCACGCGCTATCAACGAACTGCGTAACGCTGCGCGCCGACCGTCAATACTCGCCACACCGTTTCGAGGTAGTGGCGCGGTATTTGATCCGGATGATGAAGCTGTTCGCGGGGACAACGGGCAAGCCGCACGTCTTAACAAGGACTTCTTCGCTAACGCCAAAGCCCAGAGCTGGTGGCGGTTACGTAAACTTTTTCAGAATACCTGGCGCGCCGTGGTTGAAGGTATGGCTTACAACCCGGACGAAATCATCTCAATCAGCAGTAGCATGGCACTCAAAGATAAACTCATCATCGAGCTTTCGCAGCCGACCTATTCCATTAATAGTGTGGGAAAAATCGTTATTGATAAACAGCCTGATGGAACCCGGTCGCCAAACCTTGCCGACTCGGTGATGATCAACTATGCCCCAATGAATTCAGCCCTGAACATCTGGGAGCTGCTAGGGAGACAGGCCTGATGGCACGAAACAAACGAGCCCTGCGGCGAACTGCGCAGGCCACAGCTGATGGTTATGAGAATTTTATTGCCCGCGTAGGGATGCAGACACCTAACCAGCACTCAGCATCCACCTACCGGGCTAATTTCACCAGTCGTAACCGCATGCTGGTGGAATGGTCCTATCGTTCATCCTGGATCATCGGCGAAGCAGTCGATGCTATCCCGGATGATATGACCCGCAAAGGCATTCGCATCACTTCGGAAATTGATGCAAAAGATCGTGGCATTCTCGAATCACAACTGGATGAGTTGCAAATCTGGGATGCGCTGAATGACGTGCTGAAATGGTCGCGCCTCTACGGCGGCGCGGTGGGTTTCATCATGATTGAGGGGCAGGCACCAATGACCCCGCTGCGACCCGAAACCATCGGTAAGGGCAAGTTTAAGGGGATTCTCCCGCTCGACCGCTGGATGATTGACCCGGTACTGACCCGCCGCATTAAAGATATGGGGCCGGACCTGGGTAAACCTGAGTTTTACGATGTGGTGACCACAGCAACGGGAATTCCTGCCTGGCGCATTCATCACAGTCGACTGATTCGCTTTGATGGCGTCACGCTGCCATTTCAGCAGAAGATGACCGAGAACGAATGGGGAATGTCGGTTGTAGAGCGTATCTGGGATCGTCTTACCGCGTTCGACAGCGCTACTGTCGGCGCGGCGCAGCTGGTCTACAAAGCGCATTTGCGTACCTACAGCGTGGAGAAGCTACGCGAGCTTATCGCACTTGGTGGTCCTGCGTATGAAGCGTTGCTGAAGAATATCGACCTGATTCGACAGTTCCAGAGCAATGAAGGCATGACGCTCATGGACTCGCGGGATAAGTTTGAAACGCATCAGTACAGCTTCAGTGGTCTGGATGACATCCTATCACAGTTTGCAGAACAGATTAGTGGCGCTGTTGGTATCCCACTGGTGCGGTTGTTCGGACAGTCCCCGAAAGGATTTTCTACCGGTGATGCAGACCTTGCCAACTATTACGACCGCATCAGTTCGTTGCAGGAGAGGCGTTTACGTCTTCCGGTGCGTCGGATACTGGACATCATGCATCGTTCGGAACTTGGCAAGCCGCTCCCGGATGATTTCACGTTTGAGTTTAACCCGCTCTGGCAAATGTCTGATGTCGATCGCTCAACGGTGGCGTTAAACACCACCAACGCAATCAGTACGGCGCTGGGTGATGGTCTGATGACACTGAAAGCCGCTATGACTGATTTGCGCGAAAATTCTGACGTAACCGGCATCGGGGCATCCATTACCGACGAGGACATCGAGAATGCCGAAGATGAAGCGCCGCCCGGCATCGGCGAACCTGATGACGAACCGCAGGAACCGTCAGGCGGAAATCCGCTATCGAACCAGCCTACGCAGGATAGCGCGGGCGGTCGGAGACATCGTCAATGGTCACTACGATGGTTCAAATGACAGTATCACGGAAATTATTGAGGCGCTGGAACGCTACAGTAAAATCATCACCCCCTGGGCGACAAAGGTCGCGGAAAACTTTACTGCGGACCTAACCCGGCAGAACGAGAAAGTTTGGCGGCAACACAGCAAGAACATCAGTCGCGAGCTCCGCAATCTTGTGGAAAGCGCTCCTGTGGGCCAGGTGATGCAATCCATCATCGCCGAACAGGTCAAGTACATCAAATCGCTCCCCCTCGAGGCGGCTGACAGGGTGTACGACATCCAGAATCGGGCGACAGAAGCTGTTGTGACCGGCGGGAGAGCAGAACATTTTGCTAAAGAAATAGCCGCATCGGGTGATATAGCAAAGTCCAGAGTTGACCTGATTGCCCGTACTGAACTTGGACGTGCAACCGGCGCGCTGGATCAGGCGCGTGCGCTGTCAATTGGTTCGAATGGTTATATCTGGCGTACAGCCGAAGATGGTGACGTCAGGCATTCTCATCGGGAAATGGAAGGTAAATTTGTCGAATGGGGCAAACCTCCAACGCTTGATGGCATGACCGGTCACGCTGGCGAGCTCCCGAATTGTCGCTGTTATAAAGAAATCGTTTTTCCCACCTCCCATTCTTATCCCGCCTGAATCGCAGGTAACACATGAAATATTTTTTCAATACCCGGCTGGGGGAAACCCGCTATCAGCTGGCTGACGGCTCGTTGCTGTGCAAAGACGTGCCGATAGGACGAACAGGTAAGCAGCTCTATGGTGCTGATGACCTGCCAAAACTGAAACCCGATAAGTTCGGTGAAATAGTCGTCACGCGTTCTCCTGAGCAGGTATTCCATCCGGCCACGCTTGCCTCATTCGAAGGGATGAGCATCACGATTCTGCATCCTGAAGATGAAAACGGGAATGTGCGGCTGGTAAATCCCGAGAACTGGAAAGAGCTTGCTGTCGGGCACCTCCAGAATGTCCGGCGCGGGACGGGTGAGCTGTCTGATTTGATGCTGGCTGACCTTATCGTCAAAGACGAAAGCGCCATTCAGCTTATCGAAGATGGCCTGCGCGAAGTGTCGTGCGGCTATGACGCGGAGTATGAGCAGACCGAGCCAGGTAAAGCCGAGCAGGTCGATATTACCGGAAACCATGTGGCTCTTGTCCCTAAAGGCAGAGCCGGAAATCGTTGTGCAATTGGAGACAGAGACACAATGGCAAATCAAAAGAAAAGCTGGTGGACCCGCATGCGCACGGCCATCAAAACGGGTGACGCTGACACCATGAACGAACTGGTGGAGTCGGCTCCCGCATCGGTTACAGGAGATGAGGGGGATTTGCCGCAGGGCGTTAATCTCAACATCAACCTGTCCCCGCAGCAACCGCTACCGGACAAAGCACCAGAGATGGGCGGAGGTCCAACCGGCGACAGTGATGATGACCTCAAAACATTACTGAAAGCCCTGCTGGCTAAGCTGGAAGGAAATGCGACGGGCGATAACGACAATAAGCCTGACGATAATCCGACCGGTGACGGCGAGGACGATGAAGAGGAAACCACGATTACTGGTGACTCAGCCTGGCGTGCCGAAGTTATCGTTCCGGGTATCGATCTGAGCCGTAAGATGAAACCGACCGCGTTCAAACGCGAGGTTCTGGCTTCTGCTGACAAAACGCTGGTTCGCCAGATAGTCGGCGATGCGGATATCCGCAAATTACCGAAACAATCGGTCGACATGGCGTTTAATGCCGTGTCTGAGATTGCCAAAGGGCGAAACACCCGCGCCACCACCGGCGATGCACAGCGCCCAAACATGGGCATGACCAGTATCGCTTCCCTGAACAAACAAAACGCCGAATTCTGGGCAAACCGTAAAGGGTAAAAAATGAATAATGTATTTCTGTACCGGATGCCTGTTGGCATTGCCGGGGCTGTCTCTCGCCCGCAGGACTTAACCGTCGAACCGGTGGTCCTTAAATCCGATAACGCCTTCGCTGCCTATGGGCTGGCTGGTAAATACGATGATGACGGTTTTTTCGTGCCGCTGGCAGATGGTGATACCGCAGACAAGGTGAAGGGGATCTACGTGCGCCCTTATCCGACCACTTCGCAGCCGGACATGGTTCGCCAGGTGGGGAGTGGCAAGAACTTCCCGGGCGACGCCATGAAGCGTGGCTACGTGACCGTTAATCTCGGTTCTGATTTTGATGCCAGCACCATCAAAAAAGGCGACCCGGTATACGTTGTCGTCTCCACTGATGAATCCATCAAAGTGCCGCTGGGTGGATTCATGGCCACGTCAGTCAGTGGCAAAAACGTGGTGCTGACCAACGCTGAATTCACAGGTGCCGGTGATGCTAACGGCAATGCAGAAATTTCCTGGAAGATTTAAGGAACAGACGAATGATTACTTTTGATCAGGCAACCGTTGACAGCTCTGGTGCCTTTCTCATCGGGGAGCTGGAACGACTCGACCAGACACTGAACCTGCCACTGGTGGGGTACACCTGGACCCGCGATATCCAACTGCGTGAAGATGTCTCCATCGCAGATGACATTTCCAGCTGGACGAATACCAGCTTCGCCGCTGCGGGTACTGGTGCAAATCCGAATGGCAAAAACTGGGTAGGCAAAGACTCAACCGCTATTGCTGGCGTGAACGTGGATATCGGCAAATCCGGTAACCCGCTGAACCTGTGGGGGATGGAACTTGGCTGGACGGTCATAGAATTGCAGGCTGCTCAGCAGGTCGGCCGCCCGATTGATACGCAGAAGTATGACGGTATGCAACTGAAATGGCAGATGGATAACGATGAACAGGTATATGTTGGCGATTCCGCATTAAACCTGAAAGGCCTTGTTACCCTGGACGGCGTGCCTGTCAACAACGCTGCCAAAACGTGGGCAACCTCAACACCGGACGAAATCCGCGCAAGCATTAACCAGGCGCTGTCTGATGCGTGGGCCGCTTCCGGTTACTCTGTGGTTCCGCGTGATTTGCTGATCCCGCCTGAGCAGTTTGCTCTGTTGTCCAGCATCATCGTTTCATCTGCGGGTAACCAGTCCCTGTTGACGTATCTTCAGACCAACACCATCAGCTATCACCAGAACGGTGTTCCGCTGAATATCCGCGCGGTTAAATGGCTGAAAGGCCGTGGTGTGGGGAAAAAGGATCGCATGGTTGCGTACACCAACGATAAAAAATACGTCCGCTACCCGCTGGTTCCGCTTCAGAGCGTGCCGGTGCAGTATCGCGGTCTGTATCAGATCGTCACTTACTACGGCAAGCTGGGTGCAGTCGAGCCAGTGTACAAAGAAACCATTTCGTACGTTGATGGCATTTAACAGCCACATGGCCCCCTGGTGGGGCCATTAAGGATGACCCGATGGCAAAAAATGATGCAGTAATACACGTACATACCCCGTTTGTGCTCACGCTTCCCGACGGTTCTCGGCGCGAGTTTGTTAAAGGCCGTCATGCTGTGGAGGAAGACGTTGCCACGCACTGGTTCACTCGTGCGCACGCGGAAGTATCCGTTGGCAAAGCCACAGACGCGCGTAACGAGGTAAAAAATGCCAAAGAATCAAAGTCTGCCAGCGGTAAGTGATTTTCGCCGCGACTTCCCGCAGTTTGCTGACCCTGCCAAATATCCCGAAGCGCAAATCCAGTTTCGTCTGAATCTGGCCGATGAACTGCTGAGCGAAAACGTCACCGGCAAAAAGTTGTTTCCGTACTTTGCCGGGTTGTTCGTTGCGCACTACATGACGCTCTGGGCGGCAGACAGCCGGGCGATGCTGGCTGGTGGTCCGGGCGGTTCAACCAATGGTGTTCAGTCCTCAAAGTCCGTGGATAAGGTAAGCGTCAGTTATGACACCAGCGCGACGCTGAATCCTGATGCAGGTTTCTGGAATAACACCCGATATGGCGCTGAATTTTATCAGTTGATCACGATGTTCGGTGCAGGTGGTCGCCAGCTATGAGTTTCAAAAGCGGTGTAACAACGAGGGTGGATAACGCTAAGGCCATTCTGGATGCGCTCAGGTCGTTAACCAAAAAAGATGTGCTGGTCGGCATCCCTTCGGAAGACAGCGGGCGGGATGATGTTCCGTTTGGTAATGCGGGCATCGGTTACCTCAACGAATACGGCTCACCAGAGCAGAACATCCCGCCACGACCTCACCTGGTTCCCGGCGTTAAATCGGCAGAAGAGCAGACGGTGCCGCAGCTCAAAGTCGCGGCGCAGGCTGCACTTGATGGTAATGCTGCGGGAGCAGAAAGCGCACTCAACCGTGCCGGAACGCTGGCCGCTAATGGCGTCAGGCGTTACATGACCATTACCGGCTTTACGCCGCTTGCTGACAGTACTGTTGAAGCCAGGGCTCGTCGGGGGCGCAAGGGGGCAACACTGGAACTTGCCCGGCGTGCTGCTGGCGAATCTCCGGGAACCGAACTGGCGAAACCATTAATTGATACCGGGCAATATCGCAGAGCTATTACCCATGTTGTGAGGGATAAAGATGCCGACTCTTGATGTAACAGATGTGCTTTTTGACCCCGATTTTTGCGACTTCAATTTGTGGGTAACACGCCGTGTGCAAACGGTGGATGAGGACGGGATCGGCAGCGACAGCGAAGTTAAAAAGCAGTTTGCCGGAGTCGTTACTGTTGATCGCTCTCTGGAAAACCGTCGTATGCAGGCCGGGCAGGTAATCAGTGGTGCAATTCTGATTGTGACGACTGAGCGACTGACGCAGGGCCAGACTGGCCGTGATGCCGATATCGTGACGTATCAGGGCCGTGATTACCGTGTGACCTTCGTCGACCCGTATACAGCTTATGGTGCCGGATTCGTTCAGGCGCATTGTGAGTTGCTGCCGTTTGATGGGGGAATTCCGGTTGAGCAATAACACCAGCACAGAGTGCGGATGGCTGATACCAACCAGTGGCGATCCGGATTATGACGAAGCGCTCGACAGGCTGTTAAGCCAGTGGATGCGTAACGTTTCCGGTCTGTCTGCCGGGATGGTTCGTCCGCGCTGGCAGAAAGAGCAGCCGCCACTGCTACCGGCTGAAACGAACTGGTGTGCGTTTGGGGTTATCGGATGGTCAGGTGATGACAGCCCGGCATTCACCAGACAGACCGATGATGGCTCTCAGCTCTGGCGGCATGAAATGATTGAGTGTATGGCTTCGTTTTATGGACCGGCGGGGATGGTGTATGCGTCCCGGTTTCGTGACGGTATATCTGTACCGCAGAACAATGCAGCACTGAATGCGCTGGGGCTGTCTCTTGGCGATTACACAGGTCTGACTCCCTTCCCTGAACTTATTAATCAGCAATGGGTCCGCCGCTACGATATTACGGTGCGTCTGCGCCGGAAGGTTGTGCGCGAGTACGGTATTAAATCGCTGGTGGAAGCACCAGTCATCTTTTTCGGAGATTAAGCTATGGCACAGGGCTTGCCTGTATCAAACGTTGTTAATGTTGATGTGATCATGTCGCCGCGTGCAGCATCAGGGCGAAATTTTGGTGCATTACTCATTCTCGGCCCGTCCACAATCATTCCGGTAAGTGAGCGCATTCGCCGTTATTCTGCCGCGGAAGATATTGGAAAAGATTTTGGCGTGGAATCACCAGAATATAAGGCTGCGCAGGTGTTTTTCTCACAATCACCGAAACCTCAGGAGGTTTTTGTTGGTCGTTGGGTGAAAACGAAGGGAGACAGCGAACAGGCCACGACTGAGACGCTGGAGCAGGCTGTGAATGCCATGCTCGATTATACTTCATGGTATGGGCTGGGGATTGCATACGATGAAGATATTCCGGATGCAGACTGGCTGAAAGTGGCTGCGGCGATCGAATCCTCTTCTGTAAGCCGTATTCTGGCGATTACGACAAGCGATGAGAAATGCCTACAGACTGCATCCAGCGATGATTTGGCATCAAAACTGAAAACCGCCGGATATTCACGCAGTTTTATTCAGTATTCATCGGGTAATAAATACGCAGCGTTATCTGCATTTGGCCGGGCATTCACGGTTAATTTCAATGGCAGTAATACCGCGATTACGCTCAAGTTTAAGCAGGAGCCGGGTGTCGGGTATGAAACACTGACAGTCAGCCAGGCATCGGCACTTGATGCAAAAAACTGCAATGTATTCGTGTACTACCAAAATGATACGGCTATCCTCCAGCAGGGAGTGATGGCTAACGGCGATTTCTTTGATGAACGCCACGGCCTGGACTGGTTACAGAATTATGTGCAGACCAACCTCTATAACCTGCTTTATACCAGCACCACGAAAGTACCCCAGACTGAAGCCGGTATTACCCGACTGTTATCAAGTGTTGAAAAATCACTGGATCAGGCCGTTCAGAATGGACTGATTGCTCCGGGCGTATGGAACGGGGGCGACCTTGGTCAGTTGTCATCAGGTGACACACTGCCCAAAGGTTATTACGTATACGCCCAGCCGCTGGATGAACAGGCACAATCAGAACGTGAAGCCCGTAAGGCTCCGGTGATTCAGGCTGCAATAAAACTTGCAGGTGCGGTTCATTACGCTGACGTACAGATTAACGTTGTTCGCTAAGGGGAAGTGAATGTCTACCTATTCTTTTATGGATGTCACTGCGACGCTGACCGGACCGACCGGTTCGATTGACCTCGGGTACGGTTCTGCAAGTTCTGAAGAGGGGATTGTGGTTGCGATGGGCGGTCCTAAAAACACCATGACCATCGGTGCTGATGGCGAAGTGATGCAAAGTCTCCATGCAGATAAAAGCGGGACGATTACCGTTAACCTTCTGAAGACATCACCGACAAATAAAAAATTGTCGCTGGCGTATAACGCACAGAGCCAGTCTTCTGCCACATGGGGGAATAACGTTATTGTGATCCGAAACAAGGTCAGCGGCGACATCATCACGGCACGTAGTGTTGCGTTCCAGAAACAACCGGATAATGCCAACGCTAAAACCGGTAATACGATGCCGTGGGTGTTTGACTGCGGCAAGATTGACCAGGTTCTCGGGGAGTTTTAATACATGGAATTCGAAATCAAAGGCATGAAATATCGCGTGGCAAAACTCAGCGTTTTTGACCAGCTGAAAGTGACCCGCAAACTTCTGCCGGTACTGGCGGGAATGATGTCAGATTTCGGGAGCATTTGCTCATGTTTGCCTGCTGACGGCAAAATCGACACCGTGAAATTCGAACAGTTAAAATCGGTGTTTGAAACCATGCTCCCGCGTATCGCTGAGGAACTGTCTTCCCTGACCGAAGATGACACCGATGCGATTATTCATCCCTGTCTTGCGGTGGTATCGCGGCGTCATATGGACGGATGGGTGCCGGTATTTACCCAGGGTGAACTGATGTTTGATGATATTGACCTGCTGGTCATGCTTCATCTGGTGGCGCGGGTGGTCGCCGATTCGCTGGGAAATTTTTTGCCTACACCCCTTACCAGCACGACGCAGAGCCTGCAACAGGGCTGACGTTTAACAGCCTGCCGGACGGGCTGTCCTACCTTCTCAATCCGGTTGACGCCGGGTTAATTCCTTATACAGCACTTAAAGATGGCTCTGTCGATTTGTACGACATTGCTCTCTTGAATGACCATCTGGCGGTAAAAGCGGATAACCAGCGGCGCATTGAGAAATGGAGAGAGGATAATGAACGCTGAAACTATTAAAGATTTCCTCGTCTCGCTTGGCTTCAGTGTGGATGATGCAGGAGCGAAAAAGTTCGGTTCTGTCCTCGCCGGTACAACTGCAAATGTCATCAAAATGGGGCTGGCTGTTGAAGGAGCTGCGCTGTCCGTGGTGGCCTTCACGGCTAAGATCGCCTCCGGCCTGGATAATCTTTACTGGGCGTCACAGCGCACCGGCGCGACAGTCCAGGGAATTCAGTCTATTGGCTATGCGGTTTCGCAGGTTGGCGGCAGCGTGGACGCTGCGCGATCTTCTCTGGAAAGCCTCTCCCGGTTTATTCGTAACAATCCCGGTGCAGAAGGCTTTCTGAATCGCCTGGGCGTACAGACCCGTGATGCCAGCGGTAACATGCGTGACATGGCCGCTATTTTTACGGGCGTTGGACAGAAACTCAGCAGCATGCCGTATTACCGGGCTAACCAGTATGCGCAGATGCTGGGCATTGACGAAAATACCCTTATGGCGATGCGCCGGGGTGTGGGTGGCTTCTCCGGGCAGTACAGCGCAATGGCGAAAGCTATCGGCTTCAATGCTGACGAGGCGGCCAGAAGCTCCAACAAATTTATGACCTCCCTGCGTGAGTTTGGCGCGATGGCAGGCATGGCCCGTGACAAAATCGGCTCTAATCTTGCGGGGGGGCTTGCGGGTTCGCTGGACACCCTGCGCCGCCATATCCTGGACAACTTCCCTCGTATCGAGCAGACCCTGACGAAAGCCATAAAAGGCATTCTGGCGCTCGGGGATATTATCGGGCGGCTGTTCTTCAGACTGATTGAGGGGACATCAGGCCTTATCACCTGGTGGCAATCGCTGGATAAGCAAACGCGGGAGTTGATCTCGCTGTTTGGCGCACTGACGATTGCGCTGCGCATTCTGAACAGTACGTTCTGGATGTCGCCGATTGGCCTCATTACCGCGCTGGCGGCGGGTATTGCCCTCCTGTGGGAGGACTATCAGACCTGGAAGGAAGGCGGCGACAGCCTGATTGACTGGGGCAAGTGGAAACCGGAGGTCGATGCCGCGCTGAAGATGGTTCGTGACCTTAAAACGACCGTTAACGACCTGGTGAAAGCGCTGGCGAAACTACTCAATATTGACCCCAAATCATGGTCCCTGAAGTGGGATTTCAGCAACTTCATCGACCAGATGGGCGAATTCAGCAAAATGCTGAACATGATCGCTGACCTGCTCAACGCTATCAAAGATGGCCGCTGGGCTGATGCCGTCAGCATCGGCAAACAGATACTTAATCAGGGCAGCGAAAATCCGTCAGCGATGCCGATGGTTACAGACAGCGCTAACAGTACTGCCGACTGGATTAAAGAGCACTGGGGATTCGATCCCCGCAGTGTGGGTCGGACGGTACGCGGCTGGTTTGGTGATGATGAGCCGGAACAACATGCACAGGCTACGAAACGAGGAGAACGGAATAACAATCCGGGAAACCTTAATTTTGCTGGTCAGGCAGGGGCTTCTCTTGAACGCCCGGGCGGGCGATTTGCCAGATTTGAAACTGCCTTTGATGGATTACGGGCTCTTGCTCGTCAGTTAATGCTGTACGCCGGACGGGGAATAAACAGTGTGGAGAAAATTATCTCTACCTGGGCACCTGCGTCTGATAATAACAACACAACTGCGTATATCAGGGCTGTATCGCAACGACTGGGAGTGGATCCCCGGGCTGCCCTGAATATGAGCGATCCGCAAACCATGTCAGCATTGATGAGCAGCATTATCCAGCATGAGAATGGAAGAAATATCTATTCTCGGGAGCTGATTAATAAGGCTGCCGTGGCGGGAATTAGTGGCAAAGTGACAGAGGTTAACCAGCAAAATACCTACCACATTTACGGTGGCGGAGATCCGCACGCTGTCGGTAATGAGGTTGCACGTCGGCAACAGTCTGCAAATGCTCAGGTCATGCGAAGTAATCAGGTGAGGGTGGGTTAGTGGATATTCTCTCTACACTTTTTCATCAGCAGAGCAGAAAAATAGGAATGATTGTTCCCAGTGTTGTTATTTCAGAGAAGCATACAGATATGCTTGAAATAACCGAGCATCCGGTAGAGGTCGGGGCCGCTGTCGCTGATCATGCCTATAAAAAACCGTCAGAAGTGGTGATGGAGGTTGGTTTCGCCGGTGGCGGCGCATTGCTGGATTTTGCCAGTAACCTGACGGCTACCAGCCTGCTCGGCCTGAGTCCTCAGCAGACGTATCAGGAGCTACTGGATCTGCAGGAAAGCCGTATCCCCTTCGATGTGGTAACCGGTAAACGGCTGTACAGCAACATGTTGATCCGGGCGCTGGAAGTGACGACGGACAAGACAACCGAAAACGTCCTGTCCGCCGTCCTCACCCTGAGGGAGGTCATTATCTCCCGGACACAGCAGATTACCGTCGCGGATAAAACCAACATGAAGGAAGGGGCCAGCACGTCGGCGGTACAGAACAGCGGCAACAAAACCACAAAACCTCCAGATACTTCACTGCTGAAAAGCATCACGGGTAACGTGGCGTCATTACTGGGGGGCGGCTAATGACAATTCAGGAAATTCCGCTGACAGCGGACAACCAGCAGTTCAGCATCGTCCTGGGTGGTGTCACCTGGCGGATTAGCATCATATGGCGCGATCTGTACTGGATTATGGACCTGCAGAACGACAGAGGGGAGCCGGTAATCTCCGGTATTCCTCTCGTCACTGGTGCTGACCTGCTGGCGCAGTACGCCTGTATGGGGCTTGGTTTTAAGCTGGTGGTGGTCTGTGATGACAACACACAGGATTACCCCACAAAAACTGACCTGGGCGGTCGCAGCCATTTACTGGTATCAACGGAGTAAGCATGTCACAGAACTGGATGAGACATTTCGAGCTGCAGCTTGTGGACGGGAACGGTCAGGGAATTGAGCTAAGTGATTTTAAAGTCACCTTTACGATCGACTGGTTCAACATCAGCAGCGCGTCCCGGGTAGGGACTATCAAAATTTATAACCTCTCGGCAGATACTGTGAACCGAATCACCGGGCAGGAGTTTTCGAAAGTGCGTCTGATTGCCGGTTACGACGGTATCGCGCCGGAGGTGTCGGCAAGCGACGTCGGGACCGTGCGGGAAGTTGACGCGGCGGACGTGGGTCAGAGTGATGGCCGCAACTACGGACTGATTTTCAGCGGTGAAATTCGCTACTCGGTCACAGGAAAAGACAGTCCGGTTGATTCCTACGTCCTGATTCAGGCAGCAGATACTGATCTGGCTTTTGCCACCAGTATAACCTCACAGACGCTGGCTGCCGGTTACACGGTCGCTGATGTAAACCGTGCGCTGATGAAAGACTTCGAAGCCAAAGGCGCGACCGAAGGCCTGACGCCTGAAATGCCTGCTACTGTATTCCCCCGGGGGCGGGTACTCTTTGGCATGACGCGGCATCTAATGGATAACGTAGCCGGGCAATGTGGCGCAACATGGCAATTCGTGGACGGTCAGCGCCAGATGGTGGCGAATAACGAATATGTTCATGAAGCGATTGTGCTCAACAGCGCTACCGGGCTTATTGGCATGCCGCAGCAGACTATCGGTAACGGCGTAAACGTCCGCGCGCTTATTAATCCGAACATCCGGGTTAACGGACTTATTCAGCTGGATCAGGCTTCCGTGTATCGTACCGCCTTGTCGAACAACGATATTGCGATGGCTGGTGGTCAGATCACCGACCAGAACACGGATGGAAATATCACGCTAAGCGGCACCACATCGCAGCCTGCCAGCATCGCAACGGATGGCGTTTATATTGTGCGCGGGATTATGTACACTGGCGACACAAGGGGCCAGGCGTGGTACATGGATATGATGTGCGAAGCGCGTGGCGCGGCGGATCTGTATACGCGATCGGCTTTGCAAAGGGGATGAGCAATGAGGGGTATTATTTTTCTGTTAGCTGTCTTTTCTGCGTGCAGCGCGTGGGCGGATGGCTTCACGGTTAAATGCGGTGGCTACACTATGGTTGCAAACCAGGGCGAGTTATCGACTATCAACGGTGAAAGAGTTACCTCTCAAAAAATCACCGAACTGGGTACCAATGGTTTGAAAGTAGACATGGGGCTTATGCCTGCCAAAGACGGTAACAACTACGGCTTTGAATACATTCGTCGCCCTGGCACCGAAACGCGTTTCCTGAACGTCCAGCTTCTGCAGAACAGCATGGATGCACCGAAAATCATCGGATCTTTCCCGTGTAAAAAGGTTGATGGTTGAAGTCCCATCCTTTTTGCAAGGATGATTTTGTGCGAAACGGCTCAACAGCACGAGCTTCGGATTGACTAAACTGTATACGCGAACATAAAATTCAACCAAAAGATAAGTAGCGAGCGTACTGTGGCAAGACCAAAACTGAAAGCGGAAGAGCGTTTTGACCAGTTGGTTAAGATAATCAATAGTGGTCAACCTCTTGATATTTGGACCTTTCGAGAGGTGGTCTCGGAGTATGGCTCTAAGCGTACTCCGCCTGCTGACACGCTTGTAGCTTTGGCTCATATTGCTAAAGGTGATGTGAGTGTCGGGATTGAAATGCTTGAAGCTATCCTCCCACATGCTGATGTTAACTTTGCGCGGATTTTTTGTAAGCTGCTTGAGCGTTTTTCTCTACTCGAAAAATCGGACTACTACATCTATTCTTTAGCTGATAAGTATCCAACCAAGTGGTTTACTTATAGGGCTGGTGGCGTTGCGTATTTGGTAGGGAAACTATCAAAATGCGTAGAATATTTTGGACGTCATTGCAAAATGTTATCCCAAGAAGAACATAGGGATGACGCAGAAGCCTTCTTGCAGGAGGTAATTCACGATATGGATGAAGCATACAAAAAGTCAGGATGCTCTTCAGAACAATACATGCAAGTTGCTCTTGCTGTTCATAGAGTCATGGCTGAATTCCCTCCAACTGAATATCGTGCTGACATCAACGGTGCATCTGGTGGGACTTATCTGGTTGAGGTAGTTAATGCATCCCCTGAACAGGTGGTTGCAATGAATATGCGACTTGCAGATGAAATTTGTTCAATCGATTTACTTGATGATTGCAATCTTATTGCACGTTTTTCCGTTGAAAGAAATAGCTTGAAAGGGTGTAAATATGCCTATAACTAGCTCTGAGTTTTTATCTTCAGCGGAGCGTTGCTTTGCGGAGGATTCTGAAGTTGGTTATCGTAATACTATTTCGCGGGCATATTATGCGCTTTACCATGAAATAAAAGAGAATCTGACCAGTCTTCCTGCTTATACGAAGGATCATCATTCCAGTCTTATCTCTTATCTTAAAAATAAGAGTGAAAACAAACTGGAGCCATATGATCCATTAAGCCTAAAATCCATGGCTTACAAACTTGAGCAACAGAGACTGGCTCGAAATGAAGCAGATTATGACCTCACTAGCTGTGCAATAGATAAAGCAATGGCACAGCAATCTCTCTTAGAGGTTAAGACTATTTTTTCTCAGTGGGAAAAAATGAAGACTGATGAAGCTGTTTAAACTCATTTAGTGAATTAACAAAACCCGCCATTCGGCGGGTTTTTTGCTTTCTGGAGCCTACCAAATGGCAGTATCTGACCAGACCCGCAGCGGCGACCTTGCCGAAACATTCAAATCTGAACGGGAAACAACAAAGAATCAGATCCGAGTCGCCTTGCCTGGCATTATTCAGTCATTCGATCCTGATGCGGTGACGGCGGTTGTGCAGCCTGCTATCCGTTCGGTTGAAAAGGATAATGACGGCAACCGCATTACCAAAAATTACCCATTGCTGGTGGATGTTCCAGTGGTATTCCCACGTGGCGGAGGATGTACGCTAACGTTTCCGATTAAAGCCGGGGATGAGTGTCTTGTCGTTTTTGCCGATCGTTGTATTGATTTCTGGTGGCAGAGCGGCGGAATACAGGAACCGGTCGATGACAGAATGCATGATTTATCGGATGCGTTTTGTATTGTAGGCCCCCAGTCGCAGGCGAGGAAGATTAGCGGTATTAATACCAGTGCCACACAGTTGCGTAGTGACGATGGCAGCACCTATTTTGAGCTTAATCCTGATACCAGGAAAATTAAAATTGTCGCTCCGGGTGGTCTTGATGTGGTTGCCCCTCTGGCTGATTTTTCTGAGAAAGTAACCATTCATGGCCTGTTAACCTGGATGGGGGGCATGGTGGGGTCTGTTGTTTCTGGTGTGGCTTCAAAAATCACTGGTGTTGTTGAGTTTTTGGGTAGCGTGAAGGCTAACGGCAAGCCAATCGATAATACGCACACTCATGGTGGTGTTCAGCGCGGTGGAAGCAGTACCGACGGGGTAAACTGATGCGATACAGACGTGAAGACGCCGATGGCGATTACACCTTTGGCAGCGGTGATGACACCTGGCTGATTAACTCACCGGATGCCGTGGCACAGGCGGTAAAAACGCGATTCGAATTGTGGTATGGGCAATGGTTTCTCGACACCACCGAGGGGACTCCGTGGATCCAGTCCGTACTCGGTAAGCAGAAGCCGGAAACCTACAACCTGGCCGTCCGTAAGCGCATCCTCGAAACGCGGGGCGTTAAATCAATCCTCTCTTTCAATACGACGGTGGATACCACGACCCGACGTGTCATGTTTTCCGCTGAAATCGACACTCTCTATGGAATAACGACTGTTACATCGGAGGCGTAATGGCTCTGAACCTTGATTCTCTCGGTTTATCTGCAAAGGTAACCGCGGAGGGGATCGGTGCGCCTGATTATCAGACGATACTCAGCACCCTGATTAGCTATTTTCAGCAGATTTATGGCAGTGATGCCTACCTAGAACCGGACAGCAAAGACGGCCAGATGGTGGCTCTGATGGCGCTGGCGATTCATGATGCCAATAATATGGCGATAACTGTCTACAACTGTTTTTCACCGGCAACCGGCTATGGGGTTGCACTGACCAGTAACGTGAAAATAAATGGTATTTCACGTAAAGGCGCGACGAACTCTACGGTTGATTTGCTTCTTACAGGAACTGCCGGAACAACCATCATTAATGGCAGCGTGAAAGACAGTAATAATGTGATATGGCGTTTGCCTGCTTCAGTGGTGGTCGGCGTGGATGGTACAGTGATGGTGACTGCAACATGTTCCGTCAGTGGTGCAGTGGCGGCGCTGGCTGGAACTATCACTGAAATAAATACGCCAACCCGTGGCTGGGTTTCGGTAACTAATCCTGCTGCGGCTACCGTGGGCACTCCGGCAGAAACTGACGCGGAGTTACGTATCCGCCAGTCGCAAAGTGTTGCGTTGCCATCAATAACCCCATTTGAAGCACTGGATGGTGCTGTTTCTAATGTTACCGGTGTAACCCGCCACAAACTCTATGAAAACGATACTGGTTCGGAGGACGGTAACGGGTTACCGCCACACTCTGTTGCCGTAATTGTGGATGGCGGTGATGTGACGGATATTGCTCAGGCTATCAGAGGGAATAAAGGCCAGGGGACAGCCACTCACGGTACAACATCCGTTACGGTTCCGGATAAATACGGCAATCCCCATGTAATCAAATTCTCGCGTTCCAGTGATATGCCTGTTTATGCCCGGATTAAATTAAAAGTTTTTACGGGTTATACCTCACAGATAGGGCAGCAGATCCAGCAGGCTATTTCCGACTATATCAATAGTCTGACGATTGGTGATTCGGTCCTTTTAAGTCGCATTTACTCACCGGCGAATCTTGGCGTGGTGAGTGGCGGGAATGCACGCTATTACGATATTCAGGAACTGACGATTGGGAAATCCCCGGGGGCTTTGTCGTCATCAAACATTGATATCAGATATAACGAATCTGCGTCCTGTACCCCGGAAAATATCGTTATAACGGTGGAGTCATGAGCAAATACACCGAACTAATCACGAACTACCACGCCACCAAACCTAAATTTCTTGCGCATGTTGATCTGATGACCCGGCCGCTTATTGATGTTGCGGCTGCCACCAGAGGGCTGATTACTGCATTTGATATTGACTCTGCGGTTGGTGTGCAACTTGACATTCTGGGATTGTGGATCGGACGTAGCCGTGTTGTCAGCCAGCCTATCTCAGGTGTCTATTTCAGCTGGGATACCGACGGGCTTGGATATGATCAGGGGGTATGGCAGGGGCCATATGATCCTGATTCCGGATACATGTACCTCAGCGATGAAACTTATCGTGTCATCCTTAAAGCGAAGATTGCGATTAATAACTGGGACGGACGGAATGATTCGCTTCCGGCAATTCTTGACACGGCGACAGCAGGATCCGGGCTGCGAATGCAGATAGTCGATAACCAGGACATGACGATATCGGTCTGGGTCTTTCCTGATACAGATATTTCAGATGTATCGCGTGAGTTAATTGCGGCAATTAAACAGGGGTATCTCACAGTAAAAGCCGCCGGGGTATGGGCGGGTGGCATTGAAACACCTTCGGTGGAAACCCCATCGGAAGGCTCAAAATTTTTTGGTTTTGATATGGATAACGAATTCATCAGTGGTTTTGATGTAGGAGCATGGGGAGTATTACTCTGATGGCGAAAAATGACTTTAAAGCGTTTGCAACGGATCGAAATGCCAATGTTATATCGCAGGAGGAATGGGAAGCGTTGCCCGCGCTTTTATCCGGATTTACAGCAGGGAAAGCCTCCAGTGCGCAAGTCAATAAGGTTATTCGGCAGGCCAGCTTTATTGCTGCAGCTCTGGCCCAGTTTGTAAGTGATAAAACGCAACGGGATGTGCTTGATAATGGTGATCTGCCCGGTTTTGTTGAATTGCTGGGATCGGGGTTTGCTGTTGAATACCTGAGCCGCAAGAATCCGTTTGGTGATATCAAATCGGATGGCACGGTGAAAACGGCTCTCGAAAACCTTGGTTTGGGAGAAGCGGCAAAACGGGATGTGGGCACAGGGGAAAATCAGATACCGGACATGGTTTCATTTAGTGGGGTGAGGGATTATTACGGAAAACAACTTTTGCCAGGAGGGTTGATACTCCAGTGGCTGACGATTCCATCAAGTGCAGCAGCCAAAGCTGTAACACTGAATAATGGTAATTATCAGCTGTCAGGTTATAAATGGCCCCAGTCATTTGGTGTCCTGTTTGCTGTGTTTGCCACAAAAGTTTCTGGCTCGACTAACGAAGCATACGCAATCTCAGTTAATCGTCACTCTACCGATGTAATTGTCACCTGGAATGCCCGTAAGGCTGATGATGTCCACATTTTAGGAATTGGGAAATTATGAAAATGAAATGGTCCCCATCTGTTCAGGGATTTTTCTCTGAAAACAACAGTGATATTCCCGATGATGCTTTCGATATTGAAGATGCTCTTTATTATGAACTTATGAATGGTCAGAGTACTGGGAAAATTATTATCAATAGCCCGGATAACTACCCTGTACTTACTGAATATCCAGCGAAGACACAGGAACAGGAAATAGCTGAAGCGGAGGGAATGAAAAATATACTTATTGAACAAGCCAACGATTATATGAACAGTAAACAATGGCCTGGTAAAGCGGCTATTGGCCGGCTGAAAGGTGAGGAACTGGCGCAATATAATTTGTGGCTGGATTACCTGGACGCACTGGAACTGGTCGATACTTCCGGTGCGCCAGATATTGAATGGCCTACGCCGCCGGCAGTTCAGGCCAGCTAATCTCAGGAGCCGTCGAAGTGTCGACGGCTTTTACTTCTTTTTTGTAGTCCATCCAAGCAGATAGTTTTTCTTTATCTGTACTGCTGATATCACCAAGCATTAACTCCACTCGCCAGTCAGCTGTGACATTATCGGCATGAGCAAGTAACTGCATTCGCTGATTTTCCGCAAGTGCGACATAATCAATCGCCGGGGATTTCAGTACCGGTAAACCATTTTCATCTGACGTAATTAATTTACCCCCTTCCTGCTGTCCGGCAATTAATTCATTGTATAAGTCTGTACTTATCTCAACAATGTCAGCAGGCATGTCGCTGTTTATACCATCAAAGAAAAAACCATTAGTCGATTTTGAGAAATAAATCATAGATATACCTATACACCGATTGCTACCCAAAAACAGGACCTTTCATATTTGACAATTTCTCCATGAGATATACCGCCAACAATTATATAGAACTGTGATTTGCTGATATCAGAACAGTTCGCTATGCCCATTGCAGATATACCAGCCACCGACGTTGTATGTGGCACAGCCAACAGCGCAAGTGAACGATTTGGGAATGTTACCGGGTAAGTCACCGTATAGTTTGATGCTCCACTGACAATACCCCACTGAATAATCAGACCTGAAGGGAGTTTTTGAAACCCCGTTGATGAAAGTGAACTGGCAAACGCCGCCATATCCGGAATTTGGTTTTGCTCGTTACCTACATTCCGTTTTGCCGCTTCTCCCAAACCAACGTTTATGAAAATGCAGAAATAGCGCGCAAATGGCATCGTTCCTGTTTTTGTCAGGAGGAGCTATCATGCTTATTGGCTATGTTCGCGTATCAACAAATGACCAGAACACCGATCTACAACGTAATGCGTTGAACTGTGCAGGATGCGAGCTGATTTTTGAAGACAAGATAAGCGGTACAAAGTCCGAGAGCCTAGGGCTGACACTGCTGTTCTTGATGCAAATTAAAGGATTTAATAGTGAGTTGTGGCCTTACTAATGTAAGGCCGCTATAATCATTTTATTAATTGCATTAATCGTGTTTTGGCCATACTTTCAATGCAATTTCCCCCAACTTTTTACCCCGCTCCAGGATTTCACCCTCATCCCATTTATCCTTAAGTATAAGTGGTATGTTCAGTCGTAGATTGGTGTGGACGATGAGAGCATCACGTTTTTTCAGAAATACAGCATTCTGAACAGAACGGTTTACGCTAAGGTTAAGCAAAGTTAGATTTCCCAACGTAGCTATCGCTTGTTGCCGTTTCCTTACCAGTAGCTGCTCAGGGGTAAGATCTGTTCCAGACAGAACAATTTGGTTCAATACCGTTGCATCTGAATTTGTCACCATATGACCATTTTCGAGAGGCCAACAGGAATACCAACTTTGAGGCATAAGATGATCGATATCGAGATTGGAAAGATTTGGAACATCAGGCTTCTCTGTCTTCACTTGGTGACAAAGTTCTCTTTCAAGTTCCGTTAACATTGAGCGCATTTTCGGTGCGTCGAGCCTGCCAGGATAAAGTGGAGCATTGATGCAAGCATTGAGAAATTCTGAGTCACCAGGCCAACGTGAGGCTTCGCCATTTAAGCTATTGAGGATATTACGTAACTCAACACTGGAAATTTCCGTTTTAGACAAGTGCCGCAATACATTCATAAATACATTGTTGTAATTCTTTGGCGTCAGGCCACATACGGCTCTTCGTACTACGTAGGAGACAAGATCATTATACATGGCTGCTTTCTCATCATCGGCGATGTTAGCTATCGAAATGAACAAAGCAAGCGGATAAAGTGTCGTCACATCATAGGCTGCGATGCGATGTCCAAAGTGTGAGATGGGGGTTGTGCCAAAACCACCAACCAAATCTTTATATTGTGATGCATATTGTTTGAGGCGCTTTACTTGCAGATCAGCTCGTTGTGAAGGCAAGTCCTTACTTACATAATCACGATACTCATTGTAAAGACGAGACAGATCAATTTCACGTTGCCTTTCTGATTGCAATGTCGCATGCACTAGCCACTCCATGCGTGGTTTATTAATACGTCCACGGCGTTGCCTTTCCGACCAGTATGTATCTTCAAAGCTCTTCCACTCATTTTCATATAATTCAATAGCATTAATATTTTCATGCTCAGCGCACATAAAGATGTAGTTGCGAATAAGATCCGTGGCATGAAGTTCCGCCCCTCGGCCATTTAATGTTTCAAAAATTATTTGGGCATCATCTTCAGCTTCGAGAAATATGCTTACCAGTTTCAGATCCGTCAAGACAGCCTCAATTAGTGCTACAGCATTTTCATGTGGTGAGTACTTTTCTATTTTAATCCATTTTATAAAGGCTTCAGTAAAAAAACATAATGCCTCTAGTGACGGCGGGTGGTTGAAATGTTTACGTAACGTACCATGTTGCGTGAAGCTATCAGAAAATACATTACGGAGATCGTCAATGTTTTCAACATTAAAACTTTGAATAAAATGAGTTTGGTCTCGAAAAGTTGGCCACAGTTTGAAGCATTCTACCTTTTTATTTCGCATAGTTGCTTCGTTTGTATTTTTCAAGCAAGTCAATACTAACCCTTCCAAATCAGAAAGGCCTGTAGCACGCAATGATAATCGAATGGATGCCAGAATATATTGAAGAGTGGTTAAACGTTGCTGGCCGTCAATAATATGTATGGTATCTACACCTAACAAGCTGTTTTTGAGTTGAGGTTCCAGCACCACCGCGCCAAGGAAATGGGGAGTTGGTTTTGTTCCCAAAAGTCGGCTATGTGCTTTTTCGAAGATATCCTCCAGCAAAGCTGACCATTGGTTTTGTTGCGTCCATACGTAGGCACGTTGATAGAATGGAACACGATATTGTCGTTGATTTTGGAAAAGTTGCTGGATGGTTAGCGTTTCGGATTTCATTATTTACCTATAAGTGACATTCCACAAGAGTAAGAAATTCATCTGAGTCAGAACAATCATTTTTATGTAGTCATGATACAGTGTATTTGTTGCTGGTGAAGTAAAAACGAGAAATCCCGTTTTTGAATGCTGACGTGCTACGGCTTCATTGGATATTCTCTTTTGTCTCTTCTCCATTCCGTCGGTGTTTTGTCGAGATTGTTAGCATATTGTTATTGTTGTTTTTTTATCCAAGCGCTGCTCGATCATTGTAGATGGCACTATCGGGTATTGAAGCTGCAGACATGTCGTATACAAAAGTCAGTTGCGGTTGGCTGGTGAACTTCCGATAGTGCTAGTATTGAATTATTTCCAGCCGTTATTGATTTTACATGTTTTTTGCATGAAAGGATTAACGCCTCCTCCCACCGACCCTCCATGACTTTACGCCACTATCTCTCAGTCTGCTATGTGCCAGATGCGGATGTTACGAACAGTTAAATATATTTATATTGCGGGGGCAGTTTAAAAGCATTACGGACGAAAAATTAATCGATCCTTGATAAAATCAGTCCAGCGATGACCATAATTTATTCTTTCCTTAAATCAAACAAGTCATCCTTTCCATGGTTGTCTCATAAGTTATCCTTTGAAGAAATGATTAATTATGATGAAATTATGCCTTCTTTATACAGTTGAAAAAGTGTTCATCTGCTTTTCTTGGCTAAGGAACAAATAATATGGATGAAATTTCCAGATTTATTGGAAAGATTGAGGTGCTTCACAAGACAGGATGTGCAACTGAACATTCGTACAGACCTGCTTTTATTGACCTCATCGAAAGCTTTAATAATGACATAACGGTTTTAAACGAACCTAAGCGCATTGAATGTGGTGCCCCCGATTTCATTATCCAGCGTGGAAATATTGTCGTTGGTCATTTGGAGGCAAAGGATGTTGGCGTGGATATCCGAAATCTCACAGGGCCGAACAAAAAGCAGCAGCAGCGTTATCTTGATGCCCTACCTAATCTCATCTACAGCAATGGCCTCGATTGGGATTTCTACCGTGATGGGCAACTACTGGAATCGGTTACTATTGGTTCCATGGGGCTAGGTATCAAGTCAGATGCAGGCCAGTTCGACAAGTTGAAATCATTACTGGATGATTTTATTAGCCAGACACCTATCAGCATTACTAGCCCTCAAGAGTTAGCCGTGCGCATGGCGGGTAAGGCCAAGCTTATCAAACCTGTGTTCTTTAACGCTTTGGATGCTGATCTGCGATCTGGAAATGATACTGAGCTAGTTTTACAGTACAAGACCTTCAGAGACAACCTTATACACGGTATTGACCCGGAAAGTTTCGCGGATATTTATGCAGAGACCATCTGCTACGGTATGTTCGCAGCTCGACTACATGACAATACGTTGGATACGTTCAGTCGTCATGAAGCGTTGGACAAGCTACCCAAAACCAACCCGTTCCTAAAAAATCTATTCAGTTATATAGCTGGAAGCGGGTTAGACGAACGTATTGTTTGGATCATCGACGATCTTGCCGATATTTTTCGGGCAACAGATGTTGCGGCCATCATGGCCGGTTTCGGCAAGCTCACTGGCCGACAAGATCCTTTCCTACACTTCTATGAAACCTTCTTGGCCGCTTATGACCCAGACAAACGCAAATCTCGAGGTGTTTGGTACACTCCGGAACCAATAGTAAATTTCATTGTGCGAGCCGTAGATGAAGTCTTGCAAACCGAGTTTGGTCTTAAAGATGGGCTAGGCGATACATCGAAGATAAAAATCCCATGGGACACTGGCCAGCGTAAATTGACCAAGTCTGGTAGACCTACGGCCGATGGAAAAAACTTTATCACCGAAAAAGACGTTCACCGGGTTCAGATTCTCGATCCAGCTACCGGCACTGGCACTTTCCTGGCGGAGGTAATCAAGCAGATCGCCCAAAAGGTTAACGATGTAGCGCCTGGCATGTGGAGTGGCTATGTCGAAAAGGAGTTGATTCCACGCATCCACGGATTCGAAATTATGATGGCCTCCTATGCAATGTGCCACATGAAACTGGACATGATACTCACCGAATTGGGTTACAGGCCAAGCAGCAATCCACCGCGCCAATCAATATACCTAACTAACTCACTGGAAGAAGGTGACCCACCTAACTATAGCTTGCCATTCGCTAGCTGGCTTGCCACCGAAGTGAAACTCGCCAATACCATCAAGCGTGATATGCCTATTATGTGCGTGATTGGCAATCCACCTTATTTGGGCGAAGGCGGCGTTTCAGAAGGGTGGATTGGTAGACTTATGGACGACTATAAAAAAGAACCCGGCGGTAAGGAGAGGCTTAGGGAACGCAATCCCAAATGGCTGAATGATCTATATGTGAAGTTCCTGCGTATCTCCTCGCACTGGGTTGAAAAGAACGGTGAGGGTGTCTTGGGATTCATTACCAACCACGGCTATCTGGATAATCCCACCTTCCGGGGCATGCGTTGGCACTTGCTTCATACTTTTGACAAGATTTGGATTCTGGATTTACATGGCAGTTCCAAAAAGAAGGAGAAAACGCCGAACGGTTCCATGGATGTTAATGTCTTCGACATAATGCAGGGGGTGTCCATCATAATCGGCGTTAAGAAAAAGCATAGTGGTAATGGTCTGGCTGAAGTAATGCGAGGTGATTTGTGGGGCAGTAGGGCGGAAAAATACGAGGCTCTGAGAAATCTTAACTTGACAAACGAGCTTTTCAAAAAAATTGAAATAAGACCGCCTCAATATCCCTTTGTTACACAGGACTGGACTGATTTTGAAAGTTATCAGTCCGGATTTCCTATTAATATTTTTATGCCGGTACATGGAAATGGGATTGTCACAAAACGGGATAAATTGAATATTCACTTTACTCCTAATGATGTTAAGCAAGTCGTTGAAGATTTCCTGACGCTCAGTGAGTCTGAAGTCCGGAATAAATATAAACTTCCAAATGATGTCAGAGACTGGCGATATGAATGGGCTAAACAGGACATCGAAAGCAGGGTGGGAAAAATTCCAGTTCAGAAAATTGGTTATAGGCTCTTCGATCGTCGTTTTATCTTTTATTCGGGGAAAGCAAGAGGACTTATTGGTTGGCCAGTGGCACATATCATGGAACATTACATTCGTGGAAAGAATATTGGGTTACTGACCACTAAAGCACATAGAGATGCTGATTTTGCTCATGTATTTATAACTGATCTACCAACGGAAGCCATTCATTTCTCAGCTACTAGTGGCTCAAATGCGATGAACTTTCCCCTTTACCTCTATCCGAAAGACGATCTGACAAAGCCCCAAGTTAATTTCGAACCCAAGCTCTTCGCCCGCTTGCAAAGATTGGCTGCTCATTCTGATTACGGCATACCCAATGAAATCGTTGTCTTTGATTATATTTACGGTGTGCTTCATTGTCCGCTCTACCGCAAGGCTTATGCGGAGTTTCTTAAAACTGACTTCCCGCGCATTCCTTGGCCAGCCAGCCCGGATGAGTTTTGGCATGTCTCAGTCAAGGGCGGCGAGTTGCGGCGCTTGCACCTAATGGAACCATCAGCCATAGGTGATACATCATTTAGCTTCATGGGCGATGGCAATAACGAGGTGGATACCATCGGCAAGGCATCTTTCCGAGAAGGCAAGGTTTTTATCAATAAAACCCAGTACTTCGTATACGTTCCGGAGAATGCTTGGAACTTTCGTATCGGTGGCTATCAGCCTGCTCAGAAATGGCTCAAGGATCGCCAAGGGTGTACTCTGTCATTTGAGGATATAAGGCACTACCAAAGAATTATTAAGGTGCTCATCGAAACTGATCGTATTATGGCAGATATTACAATGAATCTGGGTATTAAAGTCTAAAATTGTCAGGGCTGCTTTGGCAGCCCTGACTTGCTCCCAGTAGTTAAATACTCCACGATATTAAAATGCCTTACGAACTTCCGATTTTCGCTCATAACAGATATTTACTAGAGTTATGGTAGAAGGTATGTATGCTGGTTGGGGATAGTGTGAAAGAAAAGAAGACTGCTGCGCCGTTTGTCGTCACGTTGATCTTCATTGGCTATGCAAGTCATAATGCAAGGTGGGACAAAACTGAGACACATAAGGCCTCACAATGGCTTGTAAGGCTTTACATATTTTGATATGGAGGGACGTGTGAGCGCAGTGTTGATGGGGTAATACTTTGAATTAGAATCGGATTCTTATAATTCGTAATGCGAAGGTCGTAGGTTCGACTCCTATTATCGGCACCATCAAGAAAATCAATAACTTAGCTTAACTTCTCTAAGAAATTGTATCTTCTGTTATCACTTACAAACGCCTATACGTTGTTATGGGCTTTGGTAGTGTAACACGTATGGGCGAGTAGTTCACAGGCTCAACCTCGTAACAAGTTCCTTTGAAGCTGGAAGACGTGCCACCGTCTCTAAACCTTCTACCAAAACTCTTAGCAAGATGTTCCACACCTGGCGCGGTGTCCAATGATGCTACACGTCGTGAGACGTTGCAGAGGATAAACAGGCTAAATGATGGGAAGAGTTTTAAGTGCAATAGTGGATCAAAGCCCACCTCTTCAAAACCTAACTTGATCGGGAAAGAATCAAGCTCTAGCACGGTTTCGTCCACCGGAGTACAACGGGTGCCTGATAAGAGAAGAACTGCTAAGACTTCATAGCTTTTGTGAAAAAGCCCTTTTTAGTGGATACGCCTACGGCGCTTATTTTTTGGGATAGCCCATCAAAGGCGCTTTATGGCTCCTATTGTCTTGAAAATGTATCTTTACTTGTATTGTGTTTTATGCGTAGTCTCCCTGTGTAGTATGTAACTTGTTAATTTTCATATGAATACAGAGGTAACACGATGAAAAACATTGCAGCTATCAAACGTAATAACCGCAAGATTCACGCTCGTAAGTTCCTGTCTACGCCAGAAGGAAAAGCCTGGCTAGAGCGTAAACAGAGAGAGAACGAAGAAAGAAAACTCCTTAGTGAGTTGAAATGGCTTAGAGAGGATTTCTGAAAATCTCCAGAACGCAACAGGACGCATTCTAACGCTGTTTTCATTGCTTGGTATAGGGATGTATAGGTGATGTGTGTTTAATGCGTCTGTGAGCTTGTTTTGTGCCTTATTTTGCATTTTCATAATGCAGGAGAGAACACGGAAAACCTTAAAATTAATTATTGGGGTATTTAAGGCTATTTTCAGGTTATTTAAGGGTATTAAACTTGATTTAATTGATTAAAATATAAACAGATAATTATGTATCTTATTGATTTATAAGGTTATTTTTAAATAAAGGTAAATAAAAAATAAATAGCCATAAATAGCTATAAATACGTCTAAATACATCTAAATACCTATATCCCTTCCTTATGGCTAGATTGCGAGAGGTGCTTAACGCGATTTTCAGCGCCCCCCGATCTGGAAAATCCAGAATCCCCAAATATCAGCAAGGAATTTTCTTGCGTAATCAACATCGTTTTTACCTATTAAATCATTACACAGAAAGCCTTTCTGTAATGTCTCTCACTAAACTTTCACTAAACACGAGAATGATCGGTTTTATGTCGGATCAGATGCTAGAAACAGCACCACGTCTCACAAGGGCTGTAAGCGATGAAACCAGTGTTTATGCGGGTACAGGTCAAAATATAGGCCAAAATCCATTTAACATAATAATCGTAATATGCACTAAGGAACACATAGAACGCCTTGAATTGATGTATCAGGGGAAAAGTGATGGATTTTTTACGTAGGAGCACGAAAGGGCTTCTATTGACTTTTGTATGTTATGAAATATAATTAAAGGTTTTTTTGTTTTTATCGTGTGATGTAGTGGATTACACAGGGGAATAGATTAAATGGTGTTCTGTTTATACAGGTTTATTTGTTAGATCAACAATTTGGCATTTCTAAACAGATGTTTGAACGTTGCCAAATGCCTTGACAACACAAGAAAAGGGCTTGCTATGCCACGCATTACACGAAATAAGGCTGTAAAAACAAAATAAATTTTAAAATTTGCACAAACGAGAGAACTCATTAAGAAACAAGCAGAACAATTTTTAGCCAACAATTTCTGATGGTGCTCTGTAAGCCGCATTACACAAGGCTTTGCGAAAGTGATGTAAAAGTGAAGAAAGTAAGAATTGCACTTTTAAGCTACTTTTCATTGAATTTTTTAGTATGGAATTACACAGGGAATAGAGAGCATTATTCTATGATTTACACAGGGAATATAGGGGGATTATGGCACACACATAGAAAGGCATTACACAGAGTGCTATGTGACAAATGGATGTAACGAGAGGTTACATTCAGCTACCCCCACAGAATTCTGTTAATCTTAACTTTTAAAGAGATTTTTACCCTAACAAAATTCTGTTACCCCACCCTAACAGAATTCTGTTAGACACCCCCACAGAAAACTGTTAGACACCCCCACAGAATTCTGTTACCTATTAGATCATTTATTAAATTACTTATTAAATTATAATATTATATATTTATTTATATGATCTTTTGCCTTCCGGCGTTAGCTTCACTCTCTGGCAAGCAGCCTTACTCCGCTACCTTTGGGCTTCGTGGCTGGCCCGTTCCGCTCACACCGAAAGCAAAGCGTTACTTTCTTCGTGTAACTTCGTTGGCGGTAACGCCCACGAAGAAATACTATTGCGCTGTGCGCAGTAAGAGTAATCACCTAACCAATCATACTGATTGCTTACGTGTTAACTCTCTCTAACTCTTAATTACCCTCCTACATTTAATAACTCTGTTATTCTCTGTAGTTGTGTAATTACTCGAAGAGAGAGCGGCTAAAGCTCAATTACACTCTGCTTTCCTCGTGTAATTTCACTAAGCCTCAATACAATTTCACTTCCTACATTCTGTAGTCGTGTAATTGTTTTCGGTGGAAAAGCCAGAGGCGACACCGAAAGAGAATTCTGATCTTATTAATCTTATCTATCTTAGTTAATCTTCTTACTTATCTTACTTACTTTATCTACTTTATTATTAATAATAGCTTTATAAGCTCTGTGTAGCTCTCTGACGCAAGAAACAGCATTCAGGAAGGGAATCACCTTAGAAAAGTGTTCTTTGCGTCATAATGTGTTTTATGAAGGATTCAGAGGTGTTTCATAACAGGAGTGTATAGAGGATACTTTAGGTAATTAAAAATAAGGGGTCTAAATGCTTCTCTAACAGCATTAAGCAGGGTAGGGAATGGAAACGCATTGCCTACACATATAAGCTCACTACAGAGCTTTACAGAGCGTTTTATAAAGTGACTCTCTATCTTATATCTACCATCACCTTTTCATATACCTAACAAATACAAAATAAGCCCCTTAAATAAGCCTCTGGCGAGCTAAACAACCTCTACATAAGAGAATGTATTGCTTTTATCAAAACTTCGTTAGAACGCGTTTTAGAGCGTTTTAGACAATAATGAAGAATAGCACTACACAGAAGAGCACGAATAGCTAAGAAAAAATGTAAGTGCATGAAAAAGATCAGTTTTTTTATGGAAAGGTATTGACAAATGTTTCTTTATATGTAATAATAGGTATTAGAGGGACAGAAAAACATTCTTCTCTAAATAATCAAAATCAATGCACTTTGAAGCCGTCAGGCTTGCAAGGTGTTTTTCTTTTAACTGAATAAGGAGTTTTTTATGAAATGGTTTACCCCGGAGCACGTCATCTCGGCATTTAAAAAAGGTGAGCTTACACGCCATCAAGTAGTAATGAATCGTAATATGGCAAGGAGTCGAGGTTATCCAGAGCGAGCAGCTTGCTTCAATGAAGCACTCAAGATTATTGATGAACTAAGAAAAAATGAAAAAGAATCTGAAACAGAGTAAAGAATAGAAGGAGAAAACTATGAGCGAAACTAAGAAACCAATTCCGCGCACTTACCTACACGTTGACCCTGAAATCTTCAAGGTTTTATTTGCTGAAGCCAAGAAAAGGCAAATTATGGTCAGTGATTTGATGTTAGAAATCATTACTGAAGCAGCAGAGAACATCAAACAAAAAAAGGGTAAGTGATCCTCATTCACTTTAGTAGCGCATTAAGCGTGATTTATAAGGAGATTTTTAATGATTAATGAAGAACAATTTGTAAAAGTTCCTATGTGGATTCTAAAAATAAGCCAAGTAAACGGGCATAAATTTACAGATAGTGCTAAAAACCTTTACTGCTATCTGAAAGGGTTTGATCGTGCATTTCCCTCTTACGCTAAGATAGGCGATGTTTTTGGCATAACACCAAGAGCAGCAGAGGAAAGGGTTAAGAAATTGCTCGAAATGGGATTAATTATAAAAGATGCACGACCAGGAAGTTCTAATGTCTATCAAGTGGTAGATATTCCACAAGAAGAAGCTAGACAAGAAGCCAAGACACAACAAGAAGCTACTGTTAAAGCTGTTCCTGATCAGCTTCCCCCTACGGAAGATAATAAACAGCCTTCTTTTGATGTTCTTGATGATTGGGATGCGCCTTTGCCGTGGGAGACGGAAGAAACACCTGTTTCATCAAATGAAAAGGTAGCTAATGATAATGAGGAGGATGTGTTAGAGAATTTTGCCTCTCTTATCATCCGGGAGAAACACAGAAGAACAGGAGGATCATCATTTATAGACTTTGCAAATTCACTAGCTTATAGACACGGGCTAAAACGACCAAATGGTATTGAGGCATATTTTGCTAAGAAACATCCCAAAGTATATGAAGACTTTGATATTCCATTTTAATAAGGAGGGTTATGATTCAATATTTAGTAAAAAATCAAGTAGACAGAATTCAGTGTAATGACACAGGAAAACGCATCTATGAAACACTTGCTTACCTCTATAAAGGAAAGCCAACACCGCTAAAATATAGCGATGTGTTACATCGAGCAGGGTGCTCTGAAGATGGTTTAAAATTCTGGCTTAGACAGCTATCAAATTTCGGTGTTATAGAGATTAAAGAATTATCTTTCTCTACATTCAATCTCAAAAGACTGGATAAAGAAATAGACTTCATCTATTCCACTCTCTAAAATCTCTCTATGTAATTAAAATATAAAAGGAAAACATTATTATGGTAATAGCTATGTGGTGGTTGTTGTTTTTTATGCTCGTAGAAACATACTTCGGGGTGTTTTCCTTTAAAAGAAAAGGAAAAGTAAATAATGGCAAAAAGAAAAAACAACGTTGTTAAGAAGATCGGTGATTCAGCTTCTCTTCTAAGTAAACCTAAATCTATTCTAAGACGCAAAGACTTTAAAGAGCTAGTTACGCTCACCAAGCAAAATAGCGCCCCTGGCGAATGGAAAACAGAGATTATAGAACATTCTCCCTCTGTGCCTTGCGGAGATGAATTTAACGCCTTACAAGAAATCTTATCTTCAACACCTGGCGTATTCTGGAAACCTAGAAAAAGAAAAGAGTATATCGTTGATAGCTCTGATTTGCGCAAATACCAGATTTTAGGATTTGAAGATTATAATCACTACGTCGGTTATCTCGCCACCAATGGCCTAAATAATTTAGTTCCTGAATTCCAAATTTTAGATAATGCTGATCACTATGGAGACTTTTAATATGAACAAAAACACGTATGACACAATTTATTCACTAATTAATTATTATGAGGATGATTACCTCCTGCCTTTAAACCGCGCTGAACTTGAAGCATACAAAGAAAACACGCCAGCGGCACTAAATGAGGCGTTTAAACACTGGGATTTAGCTGTGAATGCCTTTGAGCACCTCTCTAAGCGTGTAGAGATGCTCTGTAAGCGTGAGAACGCATATCTAACAGCGGATCAGCTATTTGAGCTATCAAACTGGATAGAAGATATTGAATCGGACGTTCGCTATGTGGGAGATGGCCTTATTGAACTAGCTCAACGCTTAGGCGCTGCTATCACAGAAGAATAAAAAAAGCAACAAAAAAGTTGTAAAATATCTTGACATTTCATCTATTGTATGTTAATATAATTATATAGGGTGATTATTTTTCCTTTATTGGTTCGATATTAAAAATTCTTCTTGTCGTTAAAGGGGAGTAAAATCTCCGCTCCCCGCTTCTCCTCCTTAAGTAAATACTGTGTCATTATTACCTCTTTTTTCCTTTGTTATGCATACATCTTGGAGTGTGCATAACATAGGGTAATTACAAAGGCGGCTTTAAATGCTGCCTTTTATTTTGCCCGTTATGCAACTTAAAAGTTGTATTTCTTACTTTAAACAAGGTAACAAGGTTTATATAAATGTTGTTTTTAAACGATAAAGAGCAAATCATCAAGTATAAAGATGAAATGCTGAAAATTAATCCACAAATTACCGAAATGGTAGCTAAATACGCTGGGTGTTCTGTCGAGGAAGTAGAACGATGTGTTGAAAAATATTTTTCTCCTTCTTCTCCGTCTACACCTTCCATTAATGAATTAATCAAATTAAAAGCTAAGGAGATTACTAAATGATTATTGATTTAGACACTCTGTTTCCAGTCCGAAAGACTTTCACAGATATTGTAAGTTATTGTACTGATCCGTTTGCCTCTGTAGAAAGCAAGGTTTTTGCTTCTCTTCCTGCTGATGTTGAATGCGGCGACTTGATCACCAGCACTGGCGCTAAATATGTATCAGGAGATGATATCTATGTTGTTATGAGTGAATTTGTAACGGCTGGAGAAAACAAGCCTGTAGATGTTTTACGTAGCAATGCTGGCCTTGTATGCATTAAAGCTGATGCGCTGAATGCTGTAAGTGAAGCAGCAAAAACAGCCTTAATTAAAAAAGGCTTCCAGCTTGAAGGCTTCCACTCTGTTTTCACTTCTTAATAAAAGGAATAATAATAAATGATTCTAGGTAATGATTACGTTGATTTAGCTCCTCTGTTCTCTGCGCATAGCACTAGAAACTATCTGCTTTCTACTCTCGACTTCACTGATCCGGTGGGCGTTAGTTCTCATAAAGTAGCTGTTTCCCAGCTTGTCGAAAGCAACGAATCTCTCTTTAACAAAGAGACAAGCCGTTTTAGTTCTGAACACAACGTTACTAAGCGAGAACAAGGTAAAGAATGGCTGATCGAAATCCCGTATTTTCTTCGTGAAGATGTGATCCGTCCTTCTGATGTTCAAGGCAAACGTAAGCCTGGCACTGATTTCCAGGAAACACTCACTGATATCTATGCGGAATATATCGCTAAACACAATGTTGCATTCCAGCGTACAAAAGAGAGCGTATTGGCTGCTTCTTTGTTCTCTGGCAAAACTTACACGCCTAAAACTGATGATGTTCTTATCGAATGGGGCAAGCTGTTTAACGTATCAGCTATGAAAGCCACGGTTAACGCTTCCAGCACTGACACCACGAAGATTTTTAAAGAATTTGATCAGATTGCTACTAACATTTTTGAAATCACACAAAGCCAGGCGTCGGCGGTAGAACGCATTGTTGTTTTCTGTAAACCTGACGCCTTCTCTGCAATTCGATTCTCTGCTGGTATGGCAAACGCATTCCAGTATGTAAGCCCACTGGAAGAGGGGAATGTTGTGTACCAGCGTCGTGACCTGCTACCAGGAGTGACAGCGTTCACTATTCCAGGAACTAACATTGATGTTGTTAAACTGGTAGATCCGCTACATCTGGCACATATGACCGCAGACGCTGTAGCGATTCCGAAGTTTGCTAAAGGCTCTAACGTCTACCAGGCCATCTATGGGGCGGCTTCCAGCACCTTTGAACTGATTAATGCCGCTCCTGCTGAGGTGTATAGCTACAGCTATGAATCTTCTCGTGGTGATGCTGTTAACGTTGTTACAGAGAATAGCCAGATGGTTGTAAACCACGGTGTAGGCTTCTCCGTTCAAATCACTGTTAAATAATATTTTAACGTGTAATAGAGGCGTGGCGTGTATTCACGCTTCGCCTTTTTTATTTATTTTTTTAAATTTTGAGAGGTGATTAAAATATGGAAGTGATTTTGAAATCAAAAAATGGTGTACACGTACATTTAGATGCTAATGATTCTAGAGGCTTGTTAAATCTGAAATATCTATGTTCTCTTTTAGATGTTCCCTATGAAGGCGTAAAAGCCCGTATGTTCAGATTAAACGAGAGTATTGATCAAGCTCTGCACCATTTCTTAAGTAAAGAAGGTGATAAAAATGATTAATAAGGGGATTTTAAATGTTAGAAATTAACACTTCTAAAATTAAGAACACAGTAACATTTAGTGTAGATAAAGACAGCTTGAAAAAAGCGAAAGATTCTATTACAGGCTTAAAGAAACTCGCAGAAAATATCAAGCCCGCTAAATTAAGATTTGATAATGTCACTAAAGGCTATAAGAAAGCACAAAACGAAGTAGACAAGATTACCCAGCAAAAAGCCAAAACAGAAAAGCAAAATCAAAGAGCACAAGCTGCCGCAGCAAGAGCACAGGCAAGGCAACAGCAACAAATAGCAGCACGTAAAGAGAAAGCAGAATTAAAGCTCCTCGATGTGTCAAGCTCTATCAGTGCAATGCACCGCCTCTCTGTAGCTGAACAATACAAAGCTATTGCACAGGCTAGAGAGATAGCAAAACAATATGAGCAAGGGGCTATCTCGCTTGCACGTATGAATAGCCAGATGAAACGCCTACAACAGCAACAACGTAAGATCAATGGCAACAGGAAAGCCCAATTAGCCCCCGTTAAGGGAGGATCAGGGAATGCCGCCACTATGGGCGCTCTGTTATTTGGAGGCGCTACGGCTGCTGCTGGCGTGATGGCTGTTAGTAAAGCCTCTGAATTTATGGCTAACAGCTTTGCGAATGCTGAAGCCCAAGGGGAGCTAATTCAACGGGCCAAGCTGGGCGGTGTAGACGTTAACCAGATGTATAATATTACAGAATGGGCGTATAAAAACGGCGTTGACTCTATGATGGGTGATCAAGGGGCTAGGAAATACCTGGATCAGATGAAAGATGTTAGGGAACGTGCCGCAAAATCCTACAGTGAAGCTGAATTGGTGAAAGATAAGCAAACCGGAAAATCTAAATGGAAAGGCGGTGATAACGCTATTAATGAACTTCTAAACATCGGTGTTATTAACAAAAGCGACCTTAAAAAATTTGCTGATAATCCAGCCGGATTAATTTCTAAGGCTGTTAATGGAATGATGAAAAAAGGGTTTTCAGACTCCCAAATTGGACAACGTTTAGAAGACCTGGGCGATGATTTGATGCTTACGTCAAAATATTGGCAACGTTCCGTTAAAGATGTACAAGAAAGTATTAATCAGCAAAAAGCCTCTGGAAAATGGCTAACAGAAACACAGCAAGACTCTATTGTTAAATTCAGAGAGCTAAACAGACAGCTTTCACAGCTTTCTGATGCAAGACAAGTAGCATTCGTAGACGGCTTTATGAAATCTCTCGATCCAAAAGTAACGGAAGAGTTTATGAAAAACCTTTCTAATCTCACTCCGTATTTTACGAAGCTGGGCGAAGCGTCTGGAAGTCTCTTTGAGGCCATTATGAAGATTGTAAACTGGTTTAATCGTAATGATGATAAGACAGATGCTATTCAGAAAAATATGGGAGATGCACCGCCATTAAGCAATGAAGGAATGAAACAGAATCTTTCTAATCTCGTTCCTGATAAATATAAAGGCGCTGGCACTGCAACAACTACACCTGATAATACTCATTCCCTCTTTAACACAATTAAGGGATGGCTTTTCGATGATAATGCTTCTTCTGTGTCAGATGTAAAAATGTCAGTTAGTGAAGCACCGATAACCAATCTCAAACAGGGTGCTTTAAATAATCTTGCAATGACAACTCCGGCTTATAATTTATCTCCTGTGTTTAACCTGAATCCAACGTTTGAAGTGGTAACAGAAGTTCCTCTTACTATTAATTCTGACACATCAAGATTAAGCGATTATGTGGATTTTACAGCGAGAGCAAGTCGGGATAGCTTCTTGAAATCATTAACATTAACCAGCTTATCAGGACAATCCAACGGCGGGTAATTCCCGCCATAACATTACAAGGAAATTATTATTATGGCGACCGCCGGGATTTTAACCATACGTGCAGCAAATACTCCAGAACAACACGTTCAGGCTGTTTACAAAGCAGAACAAGATATAAACTCTACAAAAAACGAAAATAGCAAAGCTAATACAACAAAAGGAGAAAATGGATTTGCTATTGTTACCAGTGGGCTGGCATCTTCTGGTAATGACGTTTATGAAAATTATATGGCGCTGGCTTTTGACAGTGTAGATGATGTAAACGTGAGACGTTCGGCAGATGTTACAAGCTACCCCGTAGAAAATGGTGCTACTGTGTCTGATCACGTTCAAATTAAAAACAATAAATTTTCTCTTAAAGGGCGTATCTCTGAAACACCGATTAAAAGCGATCCTGGCTTGTTAAAGAGTGCAGGGGTGAACGGGAACAGAAGATCATTAGCTATCGACTACCTGAATCAGATTATGGACAGTAGACAGCCTTTTCTTCTTGTTACAGAAAATAAAACTTTTGAGAACGTTGTTTTAACAGGCATCGAATACACAGAAGAAGCAAGCGAATCCCTGGTATTTGATCTTAGCTTTGAGCAGATCAGGCTCGTTTCGTATGGCACAGTAAACACTGTAGCTATCAAAACACAGCCATCTAAGAACATCGGGGCGAATATGAAAAAACGTGTTAACACTGAAAAATCAAGTAGTGAAGGTGAAGATACTATTACGCCTGCCTTTAAGCAGGAATAGCCGTAAACGCCTCTAAAACGCTCTGTAACGATGTAATTGTAAAAGAGGCTACCAATCTATGCTGAAGCCTCTTTATTGCGTCTATGGCGTTGTTTTACGCCTTAAATTTGATTTTTTATTGATTGATAAGCCTTTCTCTATTTCAGGGTAGCGTAGAAGCTCAATATAGTTTTTAAGCTCTACTGGAGAAGCTGCATTCTTGCTATATGTGCGGAATGTCTCTGTATTGCCGCGTGTATGGCCCAGGAGAAGGGCGATCCTGTCTTCTGGAATTTGATTTCGATCAAGAAGCTGTGCTACTCCGTGTCTCAGAGAATGAAACACCTTCCTTTCTGTTCCCTTTTCCCCTAAAGCCTTTCGTTTAGCTCTTGTAAATCTCTGCGTGTGCCACGTGGAACGTTTACCATCAGCACGCTCTGTAATGCTGGCGTGATAGAACAAAAAGCCATTATGAGGCTTTTCACGAAGAGATAACACCAATGGAGTGATAAGGCTATGCACAGGCACAAGACGTGCCGCAGCTTTCGTTTTTCCCTGTGTGATTTCAAAACACAGCACACCTTCGATCTCTTTCACATCGTCTATTGTGAGACTTGCTATCTCATTGATCCGCATCCCTGTATATAAACCGATAAGACACAAAGCCATCATTTCTTTGTTTTCTGCTGAATTACCGGAAAATACTTGCAACACCTGCAATAGCTCTTTGTTAGAAAATGCCTCGTAGCTCTCTCTACTTTGTGCCACATCAAGCCTATGCCCTCGCCAGGGGGAGAGCGCCCTTTCTGGCGCATCGTGGTAACGTGATGAAGCTAACTCCCATAGCTGGGCCATTGGGCTGATATAATTTGCAATTGATTGTTGTGAAAGGGTTTTTTGCATGTGTTCTATCCAGCCTGTAACAGTGGTGCGGCTTACATCTTGCAATGCAATATCAGGCTTTTTACGGTAGGAGAGAAACATCTCTACCGCTTTTCTTGCCTTAGCTAAAGTGGCTGGCTTCTTCTTCGTGCTGTTAATTGTCAGGTAGATTTCAAGAATTTTAAGCAATGACGGACACGAAGACGCTGTATCTTGCATTCTGGTAGCTGTTTTGGCGTATTTAGCCTTACTGCGTAACAGTTCCAGCGTGTTCTCTATTGTGCTGTTTACAGGGGCGACACTCTCCCGTAGACAATGGTATTCATCTGCAATCTGATCACGCTTTCTACGTGCAACACGAAGATTACTTGTATGCAGACTCCTAACAAACGTCCTTTTTCCTTCAAAAAAGGGCTGCATATACACAGGCAACGTGATCCTCAAATAGTAGTTACCGTAAGAATCACAGATTATGTATTGATTGGGCTTGTATCTCATAAACTCCCCGGCTAAAGTGTCGGAGCGTTTGTAATGTGAAAATTGATTGTAACGCATAGAAAATGATGATTTTTTCTATAAGATTCAATCAATTAGTAATGGTCGTAGGTGATGGCATTAACACGAGATTAATCGAGTGTTTTACTCCTATTATCGGCACCATTTAAATCAATAAGTTACCCATCATTAGTACCTTCCTTATTTTTTGACTGGGACAAATTTGGGACCGATGGGTTCAGGATCGAGTCTATTTGCCATGCGTGTTCGGTAAGGTGTTAGGCGCGAGGTGAGCATATCGACGAACCATTTCGATAGACTCCCAGCCTCCCATTTCCTGTAATACTGACAACGGGACTCCGGCCTGAACCAGCCAACTTGCCCAGGTGTGTCTCAAGTCGTGAAATCTGAAATCATCAATACCAGCTCGTCTCAGCGCCGCTTTCCTTGTACACAGATACCCAGCGGTAATGATTTGCAATTCGAAAGAGTTCGTATTTCTCTCCCACAAATATAAATACTGTTTAAAAAGGGGAGAGAAAACATATTTTAATTATCACCAACGTAAATTATTTTTTGACGTTATTAATAGAAGTGAAGGAATAAATAGGCGTATTCTACGATTGCAACAAAAACAACGATATTAATCAGTTTATGACTGATTTGTTGTATTTTATTCTCTTTCATTGGTACTTCCTCGCTTTAAAAAAGAGTGCACTTCGTAAGTGCCTTATATATAAATAGCGAGTTTGGTCAACCAATTTTTTGACATGTATCACAAATTTGAATGGATGTATTACATCAGCCATCTTTTATAGATAATTAATTCCTTAACGGAAACCAGCCTGTTCCTTTCGATACCTGAATTTGATCCCATAGTTTATCCAGAATGGTTAGTTCAGGAACGCGCTGTGGATTAAGGGGGGAATTTCATGACTTCTACCTGATTCAGCTAAATGTACCCATCACCAGCCTTTTACCGATCGCCGCAAGTGTCAGCCAGCGGAAAGCGCATACGTCATTCGAGTGGTGATTATGGCGGTTAAAGAGAGGAGAAAAGAAATTCTGCAGAAGAAATCCATTCGCGCTATGAAGGTCAACGCTATCAAAACCTGCTTTAATGGCTCTTTTATGACGTCTTCCGGCTAAAATGATTGTGTCTATAAACACCCTTCATGAGTACGTTTTGAAGGGCATGTTTCTACAAGGAAACCACTAATGCTCAAAGAAAACTTCAATGAACTGCAAATCTTTCTTGTGGTGGCAAGAGAGCGAAGTTTTACCAAAGCGGCGGGCAAACTCGGTGTTTCTCAGTCTGCTCTCAGCCATGCAATTAAGGCACTGGAGGAAAGGTTAAATATCCGCCTCTTAACCCGAACGACCCGTAGCGTGGCCCCTACGGAAGCAGGGGAGAGAATAATTGCCTGTCTGGAGCCGCGTATTGATGAGCTTGAACAGGAACTGGAATCACTTATTCAACTGAACGGCACGCCCTCCGGGAATATCCGTTTATCTGCCGGGGAACATGCCGCGCGAAGTTTGGTCTGGCCGAAGCTAAAACCCTTTCTCAGAGAGTATCCCGAAATCAATGTCGAACTGGTGGTGGATAACGGTTTTGTCGATATTGTTGAAGGCCGTTTTGATGCCGGGATACGATTGGGGGAAAATGTTGATAAAGATATGGTAGCGGTCAGGATTGGACCAGATATGCGGATGGCTGTGGTGGGAGCACCGGCGTATTTTGCCGCAAACGCCTTACCTGAAACGCCTCACGAGCTACAAAATCATCAGTGTATCAATATGCGTTTGCCAACTGCCGGTGGAATTTATCACTGGGAGTTTGAACGCGAAGGCAAACCTTTACGTGTCAGAGTTGATGGGCAACTGACGTTTAATCTGCTGCCAGAAAGAATTGATGCCGCATTATCAGGATTTGGGATCGCTTGTGTTCCTGAAGACATGGTTCAGGAGTATATAAAGTCAGGCAAGCTTATTCAGGTGTTACAGGAGTGGTGTCCCACTTTTCCCGGATATTATCTCTACTACCCCAGCCGTAAGCAGCATCCGCCAGCTTTTGCGCTGTTGATCGATGCACTTCGCTACTCGGAATAA